TTGCCAATCCAAAAGGGTAAAGAAGGATATATTGGATTAAGGGATTTTTCAGGAATGATTTTAACAGCTTTTCAAGAAGCAGGATTTATTTATCATTCAAGAGTTACAATTTGGAAAGACCCAGTAATTGAAATGCAAAGAACCAAAGCAAAAGGATTATTGCATAAGCAAGTAAAAAAAGACTCTACTCAAGTAAGAGTTGGGATTCCTGATTATGTAATGATTTTTAGAAAACAAGGCGAAGGAACAAATCCAGTTACAAATACTAATTTACCAGTTGATTTGTGGCAAAAATATGCTTCTCCTGTTTGGATGGATATTGACTATGGAAATACTTTGCAAGGGTATAGAAATGCAAGAGATGAAAACGATGAAAAGCATATTTGTCCATTGCAATTAGATACTATTGAAAGACTTATACATTTATATTCTAACGAGGGGGATAGTGTTTTTACACCTTTTATGGGAATAGGCTCAGAGGTATTTCAAGCTGTTAAAATGAAGCGTAGAGGTGTTGGAATTGAATTAAAAGAAAGTTACTTTGATTTAGCCAAAAAGAATATTGCAACTTTAATGGAAACAAAGAAACAAATTTCTGCATTCTAATTCATTTGCAGATTAAAAAAATAATCCGTAATCTTGCAAAACCGTTCTTAAAATTTACAATTAATAGTTGTCGGCATACAACGAATAGAAATAAGCAATAGCAATATTGCATATACATCAAACCCTCATATTTTCAATGCCGTGAAAATATCGAGGGTTTTGACGTTAATAAACATTATGGAAGATATTACTTGGAACATTGATAACAATGACAATTTTAAAGTATCAATTAAATTAGGCTCGGGGAAAGAGATAACCATTGAGGATTCTACACCTTGTGCAATTGTTAAAGATTTAAGTTTGGAAGAACTTGAAGAAACTAACAAAAAACTATCAAAAGTAATTTCACAACTAAAAAAAATTAATAACTAAAAATTATATTTTATGAAAAACCCAAGATTTATAAAAGAGTATTTAAGTGACAATGATTTATTTACTATTAAATCATTTAAAACAACCAACAATCAAATTGTAATTGAAACAAAAAACAACTCAGCAAATGACTTGTTTTCTACACAAATTATAATTAGCAAAGAAACTGCCATTGATATGGCTAACGACTTATTACAAAAAGCCAATCAATTAGAATAGTATGGATGGATGGATAAAATTAGAACGCAGTTTGTTAAATCATTGGATTTTTCAAGACCCAGTTAAACTTAGAATTTGGATTGGTTTGCTATTAATAGTTAATCACTCAGACCAAAAAGTAAACATTGGACAAAACATTTATGACTGCAAAAGAGGTCAATCTGTACGCAGTTTATTAAGTTGGGCAAACACATTTAAAGTGTCAAAAGACTACATAAGGAACTTTTTTAAACTTCTTGCAAAGGATGGTATGATTACAATTGAAAATATTCAAATTTCTACACGGATAACTATTTGTAATTATGATACTTATCAAGACACTTCAAACGCAAAACAAACGACTTCCAAACGCAAACCAAACGCAAACCAAACGCAAAGTCACACAAACAAGAATGATAAGAATGATAACAATGAAAAGAATGAAATAAAAATATACAAATCATTTCTGCATCTTTCAATAACAAATGAAGAAGTACATAAACTAAATTTAGCGGGTTACACTAAACAACAGATTGACGATGTATTGGAATCAATAGAAAACTACAAAAAAAATACAAGTTATGTAAGTTTGTACTATACCGCCAAAAAATGGCTTCAAAAAGAACAAGCAGAAAAAAGTAAAACAACCGAAAGACCAATGGTACATTAATTATGACAATAGCAGTAATAGAAAAGGAATCAAAGCGTGAATATCAAATTGATATTTCCAAAGGTGGCGAAAACAAACAGACTTGCCCAGCATGTTCTCACGAAAGGAAAAAGTCAAAAGATAAATGCTTTAGCTACAATGCAACAAAGGAAGTAGGAAGTTGCTCTCATTGTGGTAAGGCTTTTTACAAGAAGTTAGAGAAATTAGAAAACAACTACCAAAGGATTGAATATAAACGACCGATTTGGAAAAACGAAACAACACTATCTGAAAAGTTGGTTAAGTGGTTTGAGGGCAGAAAGATTAGTCAAAAAACACTTTTAAAGGCAAAGATTACAGAGGGGTTAGAATGGATGCCACAAACAAATGGAAACATCAACACCGTACAATTTAACTACTTTAGAGATGGTGAATTGATAAACGTAAAATATCGCACTGGTAACAAACAATTTAAGTTAGCAAAAGATGCTGAGTTGATTTTTTATAATTTGGATGCAATAAAAGACCAAAAAGAAATAATAATTGTTGAGGGTGAAATTGATTGCTTAACTTTAATTGAGTGCGGAATTGAAAATGTTATTAGCGTTCCAAATGGTGCTACAATAGGCAGAAACAATCTTACTTACTTAGATAATTGCATTGACTTATTTGATGAAGATACAAGGTTTATATTGGCATTAGATAATGACCAAGCAGGGAATAGTTTAAGAGATGAATTTGCACGAAGATTAGGAGTTGAAAACTGCTCAAAGGTAGCGTTCAAAGATTGCAAGGATGCAAATGAATGCTTGGTTAAGTATGGAATGGATGGAGTATTGGAAAGCATAAACAACAAAATAGAGTATCCATTGGTAGGCATATTTACCTCCACAGACTTAAACGAAGAGATAGATAATTATTACAACAACGGATTGCCACAAGGAGAAACAATAGGCTTAGAAACATTTGATGAAAACCTTAAATTTCATTTAGGATACATCACAACGATTACAGGCATCCCAAATCACGGAAAGTCGGAGGTATTAGATTTTATTTGTGCATCGTTAAACATTCGTGCCGGGTGGAAGTTTGGTTTATTCAGCCCTGAAAACTATCCTTTAGAACTTCACTTTAGCAAGTTTGCTGAAAAATTAATAGGCAAAGCATTTGATGGAAATTACAAAATGAATAAAATGGAATTGGAATTGGCCAAAGATTACTTTTCTAAAAACTTTTTTTTCATAAAACCCGAAAATGATTTTAAACTTGAGGATATATTGAGAATGGTAAAAAGTTTAATCCGAAAATACGGAGTAAATGCTTTTGTAATTGATGCTTGGAATAAACTTGAACACAATGAGGATTCAACACACTATGTTTCAAAACAATTGGATATATTGGCAACATTTTGTGAAAGAAATATGGTACATTGTTTTCTTGTGGCTCACCCAACAAAGATTATGAAAGATAAAAAAACAGGATTATTTGAAGTGCCAAACCTTTACAACATAAATGGATCTGCAAACTTCTTTAATAAAACTCACAACGGATTAACCGTATATCGCAACTATGATTCCAAGAAAACAGAAATATACATACAAAAAGTAAAATTTAAACACTGGGGTCAGTCAGGCACAATGTGTTCATTGGGATGGCATTTTATCAATGGCAGATATTATACATTTATTCCTGATAATACCAATTGGATATTAGGAGAAAAGAAACAAGTAGAAGCATTTGAACTACCACCAACCCCAATAAAGCCTAACGGAGCATTCGACACACCAATAAACAAAAAAGATAATTGGGACTTCATCCCAAAGAATGAATTTTCAGATATTAGCAACGATGCCTTTTAACGACAAAATAAAATGAACAACCAAATAAGAATTTTAGTAGCGTGTGAAGAAAGTGATGAAGTAAGGGGCAGATTTGAGCAAATGGGATTTGATGCTTGGAGTTGCGATTTGCAAGAAAATAGAAACCCTAAAGCAAAGCATTATCAAGGAAATGTTTTTGACATTATAAATGATAATTGGGATGCAATGATAGCCTTTCCACCTTGCACACACTTAGCAGTAAGTGGGGCAGCTTGGTTTGAACAAAAGCGAAAAGATGGCAGACAGCAAGAGGGAATAGATTTTTTTATGGCAATGATAAATGCACCAATAAAACATATTGCTGTTGAAAATCCAGTAGGAATTATGAGCAGTATTTACAAGCCACCAACACAAAAAATACAACCTTATTATTTTGGAGATGAAGCACAAAAAACAACGTGCTTATGGCTTAAAAACTTACCTCCATTATATCACAATGAAAAGCCAAATTTATTTGATGAAGTTATAACACATAGCGGAAAAGGTGAAATGTTTGAGTGGATTGATAAAAAAACAGGCAAAACAAAAAAACAACCACTATGGTATGCAGACGCTTTTAGAAAACACGGTATAAATGCAGCCGAAAGAAGTAAATTAAGAAGCAAAACATTTCCGGGAATAGCAGAAGCAATGGCAAAACAATGGGGTGAATACTTAAAAACAAACAAATAAAATTATTTTAACAAACTGACAAACAAATCAAAAAAGTAAGGTTATAAACTGACAAAGAAAACTTTTAAAATTTGACAATTAAATAATTTGTATATTTGCACAATGGCAATAGCCGATAAATACGATTAAATACGAATGGCAAAATTTGAGAAAGGCAATTCGGGAAAACCGAAAGGAGCAAAAAATAAAATAACTAAATCAGTTAAAGAAGTAGTTTTTGATGTATTTGAAAAGCTACAAGCAGACCCCAAAGCAAATTTATTAATTTGGGGAAGAAACAACACAACTGAATTTTATAAGATTGCTGCCAAGCTAATTCCAACAGACATAAAAGCAGACATTGAAAGTAAAAGTGATTTACTTATAAAAGTTGTTCGTGAGTGAGATAATCGTAAAACTTCAAAAAAGGCACATCAACCAAGAGTTGATTATGCAAACAAAAAGGCGATTCAATGTTTTGAAGTGTGGTAGAAGATTTGGAAAGACCTCCATTGCCAAAGAACTAATTATTGAACCTGCATTGGATGGATTTCCAGTTGCTTACTTTTGCCCTACATACAAAGACCTTAACGACTTTTGGATTGACATTGTCAAAATACTTGGCGATGCCATCAAGCAGAAGAATGAACAGTTAAAACAGATTAGATTGATAACGGGAGGTGTTATTGATATGTGGTCATTAGACGAACCCGACTCTGGCAGAGGTCGAAAATACAAAAGAGTAGTTATTGACGAGTGTGAGAAAGCAAAGAAACTTAAAACCGCTTGGAACGGAACAATCCGAGCAACCCTAACAGATTATATTGGTGATTGTTGGTTTTTATCTACTCCTCAATTCGGTAAGACTTACTTTAAAGAGTTGTTTAAAAGGTCAACCGATGAAAAGTATCAACACGAATGGCAAGGGTGGAAGTTTACAACTTACGACAACCCATTTATGGATGCTCAAGAAATAGATTCAGCAAAGGCAACACTTGATCCGATGTATTTCAATTGTGAGTACC